TGTGTATATTGCTCCAATTGTAGGAACCATTGCTCAGGGTGATCTTGTTGGCGATTATGGATTAACTAATGAAAACTTCCCAGTTGGATATGCGTCTGTATCTACAAAACTTACAGTCTCAGGTGCAGCAGGTGCATTTGTTCAGGATATCCAAGATGTTGGTCAGAATAAGAGAATATATCTGAACGATGTTTATGGAACATTTACTGAAAGAGATTATATTATTAGTACAAATAATTACAAGGCAGCAATTTTAGATATTGTTGATGTTAAGGGTAGAGTCGGTCGTTCCTCCAAAGGTTTCGACGGTACAACAACAACCTTTAACTTAACTACTGGTAACGGAACTGCATACTTCCCAGATCCAGAAGGTCACATGTTGATCTTTATCAATGGTATTCTGCAACCTCCTGGTGCAAGTAACGCATATACAGCGTTCTCTAATCAGATTCAGTTCTCTGAACCTCCTGATTCGGGTGCATCTTTCACAGGATTCTATGTTGGTAAATTGAGACAGTTGGATGATATTGGTTTTGAGTTTGACTCTTTACGCCAATCTTTCAACCTCAAGCGTAATGATGTATTCTACTCCCTTACGCTTACAGAAGGTGTTCAGTCTTCTGTGATTAGACCAGAAAATAACATTATTGTTTCTATCAACGGTGTTCTTCAAGAACCTGGTGTTGGTTTTGAGATCGTTGGTTCTAGAATTATCTTCACTGAAATTCCTCGCGTAGGATCTACATTCGTAGCATTCTCTTATGTTGGATCTGAGGCAGACGTTGACGCTACGGAGGTTGTTCCTCCTGTTGAAGTTGGCGATCTCCTGGAAATCCAAGGTGAGACTGAAGAACGTGAAGTTGCTGTTATTGAATCTTCAAACTCCTTGATTACCTTTGACTACATTGGGTCTGTATTCGGTCAGAACGCATCTGCGACGGCAAACCTTACCACAGGATCAATTAGTAAAGTTAACGTCACTGCAGGCGGATCTGGATACACCAGCAAACCAGTAATTAGGATTGACTCTACTACTGGATTTGAAGGCAACATTATTCCTCTAGTTGGTGTTGCTGGTGTTGAAATTTCAAACTCTGGATCTGGATATCAGAATCCTACAGTTGAAGTTGAAACTTCCGTTCCTGATGATTGGACTGCACCAAACCTTGCTGACTACGGTGAGGAACTGGTTGATCCAGAGACTCTATAAATAACTAAAAAACTTGGCAGGTAATGGCAAAACAACTCTTAGGTATTGGTGCTAGTGCTAATGATAATACCGGTGATACTTTGAGAACCGGTGGTGATAAGATTAATGATAATTTTAATGAACTTTATAGTGCATTGGGGACTGGCACCACATTACAATTAAACATATCCAGTCCTACGGATGGGCATGTGCTGAAGTACGATAATACTTCAGCGGCATTTGTTTCTGCTGATTTTTCGGCTCTTACGTCAAATTTGAACGTAAATGGCAATAGTATTGTTGCTACGGTTGATGCTAATAGTCCTACCGATCCTGTCAATATTAATGTTGTTGCACCAGCAACGTATGGAAGAGTCAATTTAAATATTGGTAGTCAAGTAATTAGAATTACTGACACAGAGGTTGATTGTGGAGTAACTACTAAGTTACCTATTAAATATTCAAATGAATATTCCACATTGTCTTCTGCACCGGCTGCTACGGTAGGAGGATATTTTTTCACAGTTAATGGTGATGATAATCCATATGTAAATATGAACATCACTGCAGGTGGTGTAGGCGATGTTAGAGCAAAACTTGCTAGTGAATATTCTAGTATTGATATTCTTGCTGATGTTGATACTACAACTACTGCACCTACAAACGGTCAAGTTTTAAAGTGGAATACTAGCAGTAGTAAATGGTTGCCTGCCGATGATACTGCAGGAACTACTGATTTGAACTCTTTTGCTACGATTACTGCAGATACAGGAACAACAACCGCAAATTCTAACGCTGATACACTTACTATAACTGGTGGTACAAATATTACCACATCAATTACTGGTGATGCAGTAACTATTGATTTTAGTGGAACTCTGACTACAACTCTTGCAGCTTTGACAGATACCGATACCAGTGGTATTACTCAGGGCGACTCTCTGTATTGGAATGGTACAGATTGGGTTGTTACTCGTAGTCCTATCATTTGGTGGGAGTTGGGTGCTAATGGTGCATCTGATTTTACTTTCTCTGGTCCTGGATTTACGGGAACTGTTGCGGATCCTACCATTAAGGTTTATAGAGGGTTTACATATGCATTTGATAACTCTGTAGAAAGTACTAATCATCCATTTAGAATTCAGAGCAGTGCTGGTCTGTCTGGCAATCCATATACTGCAGGTCAAACAGGTAGTGGAACATCTGTTCTTTATTGGACGGTTCCTATGGATGCTCCTGGCACATTATATTATCAATGTACAATTCATTCCCAAATGAACGGGACGATCACTGTAGTAGGTTAATAACAAATGGCAAGAACTGTTCCTGGATCTGGTGCCGTAATTGAACCAATCTTTGATGAGGTATTTGGTGTCCGTGCGGTAAATTTAAAAGAAGGTGGATCTGGATATGATCCTGCAGACCCACCTCGTCTTACTATCGATGGTTGTGGAACACCTGATAGAGAAGCAATTTTATACCCAATTATTGATGAAGATTCTGGACGAATTATTCATGTTAGGGTTTTGGATAGAGGAAGGGGATATGACCCTTTACGTTTGCAGATTATTCCTGAGCAAGAAACTCCGAATATTGTAGATTCTTTTGATTTTAAGAGAATCTGGCAATCACATCCAAATTCTCCAACTACAGCAACATTCCAAACATTTCAAGAGAAATTAAATGACAGACTGAGAATTGTATCAGATAATCATCCCAAACCAAATCCTACTCAAGCAGAAAGAGTTCCGGGTGGTGGTCCTCTTGCAGATAGATCTTTTGATCAGATATTCATCTATAGAGGTGGTAAAGATGTTCCTTATGTTGGTGACCGAGTAAAACAAACTAATAAAAATATTGGTATTCTTGCTAATGGTTCTTTATTACATACTCCCAATTGGGAATATGTTCCAGATTCTCCAATTAACTTTAATATTGATACTGTTAAGTATTCTTATGTAAAGGACGCTAATCAATATGATGCGGTAACAAGTAATAATAATTATTTTTATCAATCTCACAAATTTATTGATGAATTTGCATTAGATAATGGCGTTTTTGATTGGGGAGAATTTGAACAATTTACATGGAATGTAAAAACAGAAACCGACAACGTAATGCTTACCGTTACAAATGTCGATGAGCAAATTGCTTCAATTCAAATTGGAGATAGAATCGATCAGGTTGGTGGTAATGGGGTTGGTAGAGTTGCGAAAATTGTCCGTTCTAATGGTGTTATAACTAGACTTTATATTAGAGAAGTTATTAACGGAAATACTTTTGAAGAAGGAGACTTAATTCTTGGTGGCACAGGATTTAGTTTTAATGTTGCTTCGGGAAATAATTCAGTAGTTGCACTTGGTGGCATTTACTACATTGACTTTGGTCCAGATGCTGATAAATTTGGTCCATTTTTAAATGGTCAATACTACTTTGCTCCTGAAAATATTAGGGTGCAGAGAAATTATCTGATTATTTGGAATCAGTCTGATGATTCTAATCAACCAGAGGGTGCTCTAGGTCATCCCATACAGTTTAGTATAACTGCTGATGGTGCTTTGAATGGTGGTACTTTATATTACAATAGTACTGGTGCATCTGATGCCCCTGCTGCTGATTATGAAAATGAGTTCCAACCATTATTCATAATGAATCCGGATGAAAGTAATCGGGTTTATTATCATTGTAAGCACCATCGCTACATGTCTGGATATGCTGGTGATGAGGGATATATGATCCTTGATCCCATTATTGAAGAGGAAGAGGAAGAACGGGATAATACTTATTATGCGGAAAATTATTATCAATCCGACCCTAATGATGTGGCGACTATTGATCAGTCTCGACATGTTGATGGACACTCTAAAATTCTTGGCATGTCCTTTGATGGATATCCTATTTACGGTCCTTGGGGATATAACGCCAGTGGAACAGTAGCTAGAGAGGTTTCATCTTACAGGTTGAAGACTGCTGCCGAACTTAATTCTGCTAGACCACAAGTAAATACTGAAAGCACTCTGACATATGCTATTACTGTAGTCGATGGTGAATACAGATTTGCTGGCAATAGACCTCCTTTCTTAGATTTGGAGAGAGGGCGAACTTATGTCTTTACACAAGATGATGCATCCAACGTTGGAGAGGCATTACTTTTTAGTACAACTTCCGATGGTTGGCATAACGGAGGTACTGTAGGTGATACTAGTTCATTATAT